GTTTGATAGCGGTTTTACTAGACTGCAACTCAACACTTCCACGGGACTGGAAATCCATACAGGTACTCCTGTAGGATTCACCGTTGCTATAGTACCGGCGCGCGTCGATGACGCATTGGCCAGTATTGCACGAACTACCACGAAATTGACTCACTCACAGGTCAAGTCTTCTATGGATGAGAAAAAGAAGACTGACCGTGTTACGGTGGGATCTGAGATTTTGTTGGAATATCATCTGAGAAAGAGACCGGTACGACCTATGACTGTGGATTGTTTAACCACATTCGGACGGAACTACCAATTTGTTGATCGGGCATCTGATTATGATGCCGACGCGAAGCCAGGAATGGTTTCATTCATGACCCCCATTATTGACGCTGGGTTTGTGCCTCAGAGCTGTTTGTCTAATGACATAAACGGATCTGAAGAGCGAGTCTCACGCTTAACAGCTGAGCCAGAACCAGAGTTGACACCATTTTTGATCACTGTGATGAAGGAATTTGTGGATCTGTTTTGTGAAGGAACAGCCACAAAACTGGAGCCGTGTGATATTTCTGTTGTATATGAACGACAGAATAAACCCACTCAGAGAAACATCTTGGAGAGGGCTCAATTTGAGGACAGAGTTCCCGTAACTAAAGTTATGGGAAAGCGTGAAGCTTATTCGAAGATTAATAATCCTCGTAATATATCTGTAATCAATGGGCCTGACAAGATGGCGTACTCTAGATATATGTATCCAGTTTCGGATTACATGAAAGGGTTTAAATGGTACGCGTTTGGTAAATCTCCAGTGGAGATAGCCGACACAGTCGCTGATATCTGCGAGAACTCTGGTGCGAGTTTTGTGGTAGGATCGGACTGTGAGCGAATGGATGGGAGAGTGAAGAAGGTTGCAAGAGTCCTGGAAAAGATGCTGATGATCAAGCTTTTTAAGCCTGAATATCATGTAGAAATGTTGGAGTTGATGGTGAATCACACAGCATTGCTAGCCGTGACCACTCACGGTCATAAGTACAGAACGGAGCAATCTCGTTTGTCGGGAGGTGCAGATACATCCGCTTTTAACACGTTGCTGAATTGCTTCATCAACTTCCTTGCGTTTAGACGCACTAAGGGAGAGTATGGAGCATTTTACACAGCCATAGAAGCCTGGTACAGACTGGGCATATATGGAGGTGATGATGGCTTAACAGCCG